AAAAAAACACGAGGAGCTACGAACATTACTTACAAAGATTAATGGATCAGATCAAATCGTTGATTACTTCTCTAAAAATGCAGATCTTATGCTTCAGTATTATGGGACTGAAACAACTGGATGCGTATTAAAAGCAAATGAAGCCAATACTTTCATGAAATACTTGGTAAAGGAGGAAACAACAGGCCCCTCAAAGAAGCAGGTATTTGATGAATACATTTCCAGAATGAAACTTGGAGCAACTCAAGTAGAGGAAAGCAATGAGTCTGAGCACTGCACACGCTGCAATGTCGCTAAAGAAGAAATAGCATCTGAAGGTATATTAGCTTGTCCTGTATGTGGATCCGAAGAATACATTATGGTTGTTAGTGATACTCCTGGTTTCAATGATCCACCAAAGGAGAGGAATAACTATGCATATAAAAAGATTAATCACCTAAATGAAATTCTCAATCAATTCCAAGCAAAGGAATCAACTATTATCCCTGAGGAGGTAATGAATGAGGTTGTATGTGAAATTAAGAAAAGGAGAATACAAAATGTTGCTGAACTTTCTGAGCGCGACATTCGTGATATTTTAAAGAAGCTAGATAGAAGTAAATACTACGAACATGCCCCCCACATCGTATCAAGACTTAATGGAAATCCCCCTCCAACAATTACACCAGAGATCGAGGAAAAGATCCGAGCAATGTTCCAAGAAATCCAAGCTCCATTCCTCCTCTACTGCCCAAATGATAGAACCAACTTCCTCTCTTACTCCTACATTCTTTACAAGTTTTTTGAACTTTTGGAGCTCGATGAATACAAGGTATATTTCCCCCTACTTAAGTCGAGAGACAGACTAATTGCTCATGACCAAATCTGGGAAAAAATATGTGAATATTTAAGGTGGGAGTTTATTCGAAGTGTTTAATCTTCCATTTTTTCTGCAGCTTACGAAGCGCTTGTATTGCACGCGTCCATTCACATCCCCATATTTCACGGTATGCATAGCCTTGGTCTAGAATATGTTGTTTTTTAATTAAGGTTTGTTTGAATGCTGAAATATGTGTTTTTTTGGTAACACCACATATTTCATTAGGATTGTAGCATTTAGGACAGCCATGGTAGAAACATCCCTGAAATTCAACAATTAAATTCTTAGATGGGATATAACCATCTGCATGATATCTACTATTCTTTACACGATGCTCCTTAGGATTTAATGCGTACTCAATATCTGAATTGCTAACACTCAGATATTTCATGTATCGAGTTGAGGGTTTAGAGTGTTTAGGGGAACAGCAGGGGCAACCGGACCCAGAGAGGTGGCTATTTGGGGTTTGTTCGAAAATTATATTCTTATCAATGCATCTAATTTTTACATTTTCTGAGCTACGAATATAAATTGTTGAACTATAGTCGTATTTTTCATGATGAACTTTTTTTGCAAACTCTATAAATTTTTCAGTAGTTAATATTGCATTTCCGGCGCAATGTGGACAACCAAATCTTTTGGAGATATGATTATTTGGAGTCTGTGAAAATACATTAAGACATTTATTACATTTTATATCAAGTTTAATGCGAGATAGTTTGTATTCAGAAATTGAATAATCAAATTTATCACCATGCACTTCTTGTGCTTTTTTTATGAAGATATCTTTGTCAAATGTCTGATCTTTATGATTTTTAATATGAGCACATTTATCGCATCCATACCCTTGTATGTGACTATTGGCCTGTTGGAGAAATTCAGTATTACATGTTTTACATATTATGATAACCTTAGTTTGTGAGTTAACATATATGACTTTTGAATAATCAAAATTGTCTCCGTGTTTAAGTTGGGATTTTTCAATAAATTTGTCAAGTGTCCATTTATTCCAAGCTGTTCTTTTTGGCCTATATGCGTACTCACTCATTTTACTTAAAAACTAAACTAATATTTAAGTTCCATTTTAATTATAAGATGGATGAAAGGATAAGTGTTTTTGGAGCATCAGTTACTGAGCAAAAGGAGGGATATGCAGTATTTCTAAAGAAGTTTTTACCTAACTCTATCCATCTTGGATATGGGGGCAATCACATCGATGACGCAGGTATAATAGCTATAGATTTAGTGTTAGATACCAAGCCATCTTTTTGCTTTATAGACTTCTTTTCAACCACATATAGTTCTACAGATACTAGAACTATAGAATGTCTGGATACAATAGTTTACAGATTTACAAATGCAAACTGTAAACTAATATTTTTATTTTTTCTAGAAAAAGATTATGTAACTAAATTAGAATTTTTTAAGTTTGTCAAGGAATATCTCGACACAAAAAGGTTATTCTACATAGATCTGAATGATTACCTAACATATAGTCCTGAACTACTAAGAGATGAAATACATACTACACCACTTGGCTCACAACAATATGCTGAAATAATTTACAATAAATTTATAGAAAATAAACATAATATTACTTACCCAACCGATACAGTAACTACAAAATACTCTAATATGAAGGTTCTAACTTTATTTCAGGTTTTCAATAAAAATCTAATACTTGAAGGAAACTGCGAAATTGTATCGTTCTATTTGATGATTGGTCCAAAAAGCAGTAAGGTTGAAATCAACGGTAAAGTTTACCCTATATGGGATACATTTTGCCACTATGAGAGACCTTCTTTCAAGATAAAGAATTTGATGATTGCTGATAAGATTGAGATAAAAATATCACAAGAGGATCCAGATTACTCAACATGCAGGAGAGTATTTACGGATAGGGACATAAGAAAGGAGTTGAAGGTTGTGAGTATTTATTACATCGGAGAGCTAAAATGGATTTAAGACTGTAGACTTACTAAATGTAAAATGGAGAAGGTTTTAGAATCATTTGCTATAATGTGGAACTCCTCTATCCTTCTTGAGAAGGATATTAGTAAGACAACTCGTATCCCACTATCTTTTCCAAATATTGATAAGTTTGGCGAGACTATATGTAGCTGCATAACTGGCTACCATGGGAATGGTGGGAACGGTAGTGGATATGATTTGTCGAACGGCGAAGCAGGTATTGAGGTAAAAACGGTATCATGGATACAGCCGCATAAATGTACATCGTGTGATAGAAGGACTCCATACTTTTGCGGAGATACTTGTGTACACTGTAATAATTCTAAATTGAAACTAGTAAAAGATTCAAGAGCAGTTATTAAAGCAAATACACATCTGAAGTATATTGATACACTCAAGACATATATGATTGTCCTGCTTGAATATGATTCCAAACTTAACATCAATATTTGGAGGATTGACTCAGATAACCCATATTTTGATAAATACATTCGTACACAGAATGAGCAAGAATCTAAGGATTGTAACTTACTGCCAAGGAGCTACGATTTTCATATGTCTGGGCCAACTCGTGTATTTCAAGTTAGTATTGAATTTCCATTAGATTCACCACCACTGATTGGGGAAGTAAATATGCAGCATGTAAAGGAATGTGTGCCAAAAAATATACTTAAATCAGATGAGGCAAAACTATTTGAACAGGATATTATACCGTATGAAATAGCTTGTGAAAAATTGAGTATACGTAAAAAAGCTCATGGAAAAGCAAGAGGTGAAACTAAGAGAATTATATAAGTTTAGTTTATTGAATGGATTATTAAAGCTACATTTTCATGATAATAACCAGTCACCTTAATATCAGGGATATTTTCAATGATTGTTAGCATTTCTAATACATGTTATTTTAATTAAAAATAAAGTAACGTGCTCTTTAAAATAAATGGGGCTGTGCCTAAGTAAAGATATGGCAATTTGCCTTGTAATTTTTAACCCAACAAAGTCGGTAAGAATTATCAGTAACTACTATACTATGAAACAAGCCTTAAAAGATTTGCCTACATTTACTATTGAGTTAGTTTACGAAGGTAGACAACCAGAAATTAAGGATGCCTTCCATGTAACAGCAAAATCAGTTATGTTCCACAAGGAGAATCTATGTAGGCTACTTGAAGCAAAGATTCCTACTAAATATACTAAACTTGCATTTTTGGATGCTGATATACTTTTCAATAAAGAATGGTATAAGGAAGCGTCAAGATTATTAGATACACATGATGTTGTGCAGCTATTTAGTGATGCACATTGGCTTGATTCCAAGGGTCAAATAACACTAACAAGGAAATCAGTTGCCCACATGAAAAGTGAAGTTTATGATTCATTTTTTCATCCAGGGTTTGCTTGGGGTTTCAGGAGGGAGTGGTATAAAAAACATGGCTTTTTTGATTGGGCAGTAAGTGGGAGTGGTGATGCACTGTCCGTAATTAGGTGGATGGATAAGAAGTTGCCAAAGAAATATAAATCTATCCCTAAAGCTATTGAGGGTGAATTTAAAAAGTTTAAGGGATTTCCACGCCTTACATATCTAGATGTTGAGGTCTCGCATCTATATCATGGAGCACGCAAGAACAGGAAATACGTAGAAAGGCACATGATGATTGATGTTGAGCAAGATATTAGGGATATGATAACCATAAATAAAGATGGTGTATACGAGTGGAAAGATGAATCCTGGAACGAATGTTTTATGGAATACTTTATCTCTCGAAAGGACGATGAGGATGAGGAGGATACAGCAAAAATAACAAGTTAAGTCCAACATATGTAAATCAGCAAATCATGGTCTCGGAAGACTGGTGATTGAATAGCAACAGTTGAATCAGGAAATAACCTCTTTAGGTTGTTTATTACCTCATCAACCATCTCTGGATCGCGTATTGGGTATATAACAGAACTCATGCCTGCCTTTGCTTTCTCTATAACACTGCGGTAGGCGCCTGAGATTGTATCATGGATTGCCTTTAAACGCTGTATTTCATCTTCTTTAGTTTTGAGATCTTTGAGCTGTGCTCTTGTGAATGACATAGGCTCCATTTTTCATAAAGTAATCAAAGGTAAAAAATTCCGTTTTATGATCTTTCGCAGTAGATTGTTACTTTATTGCAAAATGTTCCTGTTAGCTCTGGAAGAAGTGTAGGTTCGGCGAGAATTGTAGTCTCAACCGTCTGTATATCTTGAGGTTGCGCCTCAATAGTTTCAGTGGCCTGCACTTCAGGTTGCGCCTCAACAGTTTGTTTATGTTCAGCCTGTCCTCGAAACTCTCGTAGTTCATCTAACATGACTCTCATGTGTAATCTATTAATCTCAAGTTTCTCATATATAGTCCCAAATCCAATAAACATTACAAATGCTAAGAAGATCATGTGCACTGACATTTTTAGAATTTGTTGTTTAAAAAAAATATTTCCGTTTTAATATCTCCATGGAGTAAACTTAATAAAAATCTTAATCATGGATGTCTTATTGCATATCCTACACGTTGACCTAACATTAGGCCACGTGTGAGATGATGAATGATCTTTTTGATGAGAGTGTTTTGTATCTTTCTGACAGATATTACAGTAAAGAATTTTTGGTAGTTTTTCGAACCTTTCGTTAAAAACCGTTGAAGGATGTGCCCCCCTCATGGCTTGATCATTTGCGGCCATGATCATAACTCTCTGTTTATCTAACATTTATTTAATGTTAATAAATAAATGTCTACTCTATCTATGCAGGAGGAGTCACAACCTATTCCACTTACACCGCAGCGTGTTCCTAGGACTGAGCCACCATCTCTTAGACGAGCACACTTAACAAATTCAAGGGCAGTAGTTATTTTGGGTGAGGAATATGAGAGGAACTTTTTAAAACCAGCAGAAAAGTTGATTGATTCTATAGAGAAACTAAAAGAAAAAATATATATTATTAATGACCAATCAGTTATGAGTAACTTTGCTAGGGCTATTGGTCGTCTACAGAAGGAGCTAGATGATATTAAGCCACTTGTATTGGGTGGTAGACGTAAAACAAAAAGGCGAGCTACAAAGCGCGCCTAGTGTACGTGACATTTGCTGTCTCAGTGGGAATGCTTGTTATGATAGTAATGTTTGGCCGTAGGTTTCTCCTAGAGCCCATTGGATCTAGAGTAATAATAGCGAAAGCAAGGATAGCAAAGTAGTGCCACATTTTTCTGAAATATTAAAGGAAAAAATAATCCGTTTTATAGAGTCCCAGGCATTTTGTCAAGTAACTCCTCGATTTCTTCGTGAGTCAGTGATGTGTTGCGTAAGCATTCTATAATGAACGACTTAAATTTTCTATCACCCCAATCATTCCACTCTCTTGGAATGCTGTAGCGCATGGCATCAATAGCAAGCATAACGTGAACCCTTGCGGCTATTTTGTTGGCATCTGGAAGCGAATACAGGTGTGCTGCAGCTCCGAGTCTACATGTATGTAACAGTAAGTCTTTTACTCTCTCTCTTTCTGACATGTTTTTATAAATATTTAATATTATTAAATAATCCGTTTTAAATATATTCTACAATTTCATTAGGACTATAACCTGCAATGATCATATTTCGAACTATTACTTCCTTGAATTCCTTGTTATTAATATCGAGGTAATCCTTGAGTTGACTAATAGCGAATCTTATATATTGGTCCCTTTCTTGGATATTATATAAGTATTTTGCGGAGGCAAGGACAACTCCAAAGTATAGGATACTTTCTAGTTCTCCCATTTATTTAATACAAAAATTTAAGTTCTGATTCTCAATTTCATTTTACGCCTATAGCTTTTGTATTGCTTTTCGTATGTAATGTCTATCTTTACAGATGGTTTACTTTTTCTCAATTGTGATTTGGTTTTGAGTCTGTGGCAAGTAATGCACAAAACTTCTAAGTTCCAGCGGACTGTTCTGCCGCCTTTACTCCAAGGAATAATGTGGTTTGTCTCGCACTCTTTCCAATCTAATTGGTGGTCTTTCCTGCATTTAGGATTTGCACATAACCCACCTTGCTCTTTTAAGATAAGCCTTCTAAGTCGTGGAGGAGCAGAACGGCGATTTTCATATACCATTAAAGTTCTTCAGTTTTAAAGAACTTTAACGATTTTTTATGTAATCTAATTTGTGAGCAAAAATCCGTTTTATTGGCACTTCTTACAGGGGCATTCCTCCTGCTTATCAGCCCAAGCCATACAGATTATGATGAATGGGCAACAAAGCATTATTGCAAAGCAAGCGACACTAACGTATTCTAGCATTTTTTCATAAATTTTTTATAATTTAAAATTTCGTTTTTAGTTACCTAGTATTATGTTTATTTTCTATAAACTATTTGTATCTATTGCACTTTTGCGCTGACTGCCATAGTAGCATTTTTGTGTGCCTTGATCCCACTGGAGATTCTCAACAGCCTCGCACTTACCTCTCATTTCTTGCAGTTGTTGCGGTGATATCCCACTTTGACACGTTTTCCGCCCCCATCGTACTTCACCAACCTGATACGTGCCGTTGGGGCAGGCATCGTTGGGGCCCACGATTCTCGTATAATGTTCACTACTATACATTTGTTTAACAAAATAAAAGACAAGTCCAAATACAAGAGCATGTACTGCAGCCTTTGTCATGAGTGATCCTTTAGAGGGGAGGGAGACCACGACCCCTGGCACCAAGGCAAAAAACAGAACTGCCGAAATTAAAACCAACATCATTTTTTATATTTAACGCAATAATTTATATTTTAGTAACTAAAATCCATATCTGTCGCCAAAACTTTTACAATCTAACCCATTTTTTCCGCGTTCGGAACCAGGTGGACAAGGCGCGGGAGGTCTTGAATCTGGCATTGAGAAATGTGATTTGAGAAATGGTTTTATTACAACATAGGCAAAAACTGCTATTACTATAAGCATAACTAGACTTACTAACACTAGACTAACGACCGATGCCATTTATAATATTACTTAACATTTTTAAGAAGGTAGTGAACAAGGATATGTACTACAACAAACAGTACCGACTTTACTATTGGTGCTGGGACTGGTCCAACTGAGGTCACAACGAATGCAACGTCATATGCTAGCACATAAAACGTTAGAGCCGTTAGGAAGAAATACAGAACAAAGAATACCATTTATAATTACTTTAGATAATAACTTACTTTGTAGGGTGACCTGTAGGTACACAAGTTTTCTGAAGTGGGTTCATAGGATCATCTATCATTATATATCCATTGGGACATGTACGTCCAAATGTTGACATGCCCTCAATATATCCCATGCAGTGATGGTAGATATACATTAAGAAGTGTGCACACAAAGCAAATACAGTTGCCTCGATGAATAGTTTAGGATCTAGCTTTTGATTATGTACGTAACGAACAGCAACATAGAGTGCCCAACTTATCAGAACAGGACCAAGATGTCTCATCATTTATACTTACTTCATATAAGTTTTACGAACCCAGTTCCTATCTGCTTTAAAAGTCTTAGAACGAGTTTTTGATCGTTTCTTAGTATATACAGCAACTGCATTCAATTGACGAAAGGTTTTGAGTGCTCCCTCAGCCTTGACAACCTTTGATAGTGCACGTCGTCGTGCAGTTTTTCCTTTCTTAACAGAATATCCGCGGGAGCTGAGATCGCCATGATGTAGGGGCCCAATTCCCGGAGAGTGATGTATTTGCTGCCAAGTTTTATGCATTTATATTATTGATACAGTTTACGAAGCTGACACAAGCATACTAGCCCTCTGATTGCCACTACTAAACATAAATCCCAGGATTGTTACACCTACAATCAATCCTAGAACTACATAAAGTGATATTTGTACATCTCCCATACTAAATTTATCCATTGTGAATACTTTATACAGGACAAAGGCAACGACTGCAAACAGAATATACTTATAAAAGGATTTCATTTGTTAGTTTAGATAGAAAAATATATCAACCGATTCGTATTATACCGAATGAAAATATTAGCAGAACTACAACTACTACTACAACTATAATTGCTATGGTTGAGCCTCTACTAAATCCATCAGTTGTAAATACTTTATACAGGATAAATGCAGCTAGAGCGAGAAGTAAATACTTATAAAAAGATTTCATTTATTATACTAACATAAATTAAGCGCGGCTAGCTAATCCACCAGCAATAAGGATAACAACAAATATAACTGGAAGTAGCATTGCAATCCACTCAATAGCCCCATTACCAAAATGACTTGTCGACATAATTTTGTATAAAACCAATGCAAGAACTAACGCAAGAAAGATATAAACGGGTTTCATTTATTTAGTAGTAGTAATTAATATTGTCTCATACCTCCTGTAAGCATACCTCCAATTACTATAAGACCTAAAAAGACAGCAAATCCGATTGCGATACCATTTTTTGTTTGCTGTGACATAAAGAAGTTATCTGTAGTAGCAAATTTATACAAAAGAAAAGCAGCAACTGCGATTAAGATAAAGTTAAACATCTTCATTTATTACAACCGCAAGGTTTTTCAGGTTGACTCTGATAGAATACATATGCAAAAACTGGGATAAGTAAAAGAAGCCAGTACCACATTTATAATTAGGAGATGAGTTTTCCATTTAAAAATCCACCACGTCTCCTTACCCTTGTTCCAGAATAAGTAACCTTTCCAAACGCCTGCGGTAGGACATCTTCTTCCAGATTAATATTCCAATCAATATATGTATTATCAAATTCCTTATTAAACTCTATCATATCCTTGACATCTTTTCGGATGATCATAGCGTCGCCTGATTGTTCGTGGTTCCAGTTCCTTGCAAGATATGTTAAGTATTCAATCCGTAGATTCTTTAGTGATGTGTATGAATCTGCATTTCTTATAGTTGTTACGCATTGTGCTACAGTTGAGAAGACGGGTTTTTCAAGTCTCTGATTTACGCTGTTATGAGCTCGGAAAGTAAAAAGCATAAATTCATTTCTTGACCTTAGGAAATCTGGGTTTGATGATCTGTATGTTGCTAGTAATTCTTTAAAATGAGTTTTACAGTAGATACATGATATGGTATTTGTAAAAGCATCAAGGAACCTAGACATTTTTGCCTTGTCTAGGTTCGAAGGGGTATCGGGATATAAAAGGCTCATAGAATGAAGCGTCATCCAGCCAAGTGGACCCCAATTTTTGGACATTTAGTTATTACAAAGAAACAAAACCTGCAGATGTAGCATGCTCTAAAATCTTTTTCTTAATTTCTGGTGGGACATCTGAATTTTTTATTACGTTATTCTTTTCGAGGATTGTGTTTATTTCATCCATCTTCATACCTGCAATTTTCTTTCTAAGAGTTTTTCTAGCTGCCTTCGAACCTTTAGAGGTGAATACCTTTATGCTATATTTCTTTGAAAACTTATTGTAGGATGCTGGATCCTTAACACCTTTCAGCTCTAATCTCTTTGTCTTTTTCAGAGCACTCTTAGGGAATGTCTTTTGCTTTTTCTTTTCAGTATCGACTTTCTCAATCGTTATCTTGTTCATTTATTAAAAACGAATATAATAAGATTTACTTGTAACCTAGCTTAAAACACTATGGACTGGAAAGCAATACAGTCATTTTACCAATCAAAGGGAATTCAAAAATTAGTAGAGCATCAGCTAGAATCATATGAAGACTTTGTAAGATCTAAGATTCCATTGATTATTAAATCAGGAGCTCCAATTATTGTATGGAATGAAAAGGATGAGGCAACAGAAAAATTTAAATATGAATTCAGGCTAACATTTGAAAATATAACTTACATGAAACCTAGAATTCAAGAAGCTACTGGTAGAATTAAGCCTATGTTCCCACAGGAGGCAAGAGTAAGAAACTTTACATATGCTGCACAAATGTTTACTGATGTAAGATTTGTAGCAAGGACGTATTCTGGAGAAAACCTTATGGATGTAAAGGAGGAGGTAAAATTATTTGAGGGAATTTCATTAGGTAAGATACCAGTTATGTTAGGATCATCCTTATGTATTATGAAGGATTATCCCTTATCCTATGAGGAGATGGGTGAGTGCCCAAATGATCCATTCGGATATTTTATTATTCATGGTTCTGAAAGGACAATCTTATGTCAGGAGAAGGTAGCAGATAACCGCATAATGGTATTTGTATCAAAGAAGACTGCAGCAAGATATACACATTCAGTAGAATTCAAATCCCTCCATGAATCATTTACTATGCCCCCCAAAAAGCTAGAAATTAGGCTAACAACTAAGTTCAATGGATATGGTTTGCCCCTAACTACATGTTTTCCTAGATTTAGGGAAGATATACCAGTAATTATTCTATTTCGTGTCCTTGGGATTGAATCTGATGAAGAAATTGCAAGATTGGTTTGGGGTAATGATGTTGATAAATATGATACACTCTCTGCTTCATTCAGTGAGTGTGCAGACCTAAAAATATATACAAGAGATGATGCATTAGAGTTTCTATCACACCATCTACAGTACGCAACTTCTTTAGAGGATAAGAAGGCATATGCGAAGAGTTTATTAGAAACTGAACTTTTGCCACATGTAAAATTTGCAGGGGATGTATCACCAATGAATGTCCTTGAAGCAAGGAAATGTATAATTATTGCCTCAATGATTAAGAAACTTATTTTAACGGCTGACGGGACAATTAAGCCAGACGATAGGGATTCATACCCTAACAAGCGTGTAGTAACTACTGGAGCATTACTTACTCATTTATTTAGGCAACTATTTCAAAAAGTTTGCAAGGATTTTCGAGGCAAGTTAGTCCATGAGATTAATATTGATACTTGGAAGAAAAATGGTAAGCCATTGGATGTATTGAATATAAATAATTTATACAAAATTTTGAAGGTATCAACAATTGAAGCTAAGTTGAAGCAGGCTTTGGCAACAGGTAATTTTACTGTGCAGGGTGTAGGGCCGGCTAATACTGGATCAACAGCAACAAAGATGGGTGTTTCTCAAGTTTTGAATAGGCTATCATATCTTGCAACAATCAGTCACCTGCGGAGGATTCAGACTCCAGTTGAGAAGTCTGGCAAGTTGCTTGCACCAAGGAAGCTACATGGGACATCATATGGATTTATGTGCCCAGTAGAGACACCAGAGGGTCACTCTGTTGGTATAGTAAAATCTATGTCAATGATGACATCAATTAGCCAGCATACACCATCAATGATTGTGATTGAGAATTTGGAGAAAATAGGTATTGATTGGTTAGACTTGAATGATTTGAGTGGGACATTAATTTCTGTGAATGGCGTAACTATTGGAAAGACTAATGATCCAAGATTAGTTTACAATACGCTGAAGGAGCTAAAATACAGATTTATCCTGCATACACATTCAAGTATCGTATGGAATATTCTGACTCAATCTTTGAGTATTGAGACAGATGGTGGACGTGTTGTACGCCCACTATTTAGGGTGTTGAATGGTAAAATAATAGATCCACCTGCTTCAGATAATTGGGATGATTGGGTATCAAAGAATATTGAGTACGTTGATTCATCTGAGTCAGACCATATCCTAATATCTATGACGCCTGACAAGATAAAGAACCATACCCACTGTGAAATTCACCCATCTCTTATGCTTGGTCACATGGCATCAACGATTCCAATGAGTGATCATAACCAATCACCAAGAAATACATATCAATCAGCTATGGGTAAACAGGCTCTTGGTCTTTATGCAAAGAACTACGCGTCAAGGTTGGATAAGAATGGCTACATACTTTGTTCACCAATGAGGCCATTTGTTGAGACTCGTATGATGAATGCTATGAAGATACATGAGATGCCGTTTGGATTTAATGCAATTGTTGCAATTGGTATTTACTCTGGCTACAATCAGGAGGATTCTGTTATCTTGAATCGTGGAGCACTGGATCGTGGGCTATTTCGTTCGCTTTACTATACAATCTACAAGGATGAGGAGCACAGGAATGTTGCTTCTGGGCGTGAGGAAAAGTTTACAAAGCCAGTTCGTGAGGCAACGCGGGGATATAAGAACTCATCGTATCATGCTATACAGGATAATGGTATGCCTGCTTTGAACTCAATAATTAAGGAAAATGATATAGTTATTGGAAAGGTAACAAACTTGAAGAATGACGTACACGGATATTCATTTAGGGATTCGTCAACAACACATAAAAATTCAGAGGAATGTAGGATTGATGGTGTTTGGCAGGATAAGAATTCTGATGGATACCCATTTATTAAGACCCGTGTAGTCTCTGAGCGGATCCCTGAAATTGGAGATAAATTTAGTTCAAGGCATGGGCAGAAGGGGACTTGTGGTATTATCTTGAATGAGGAGGATATGCCATTTACTTCGAGTGGACTAAGGCCTGATTTAATTATGAACCCACATGCTGTTCCATCAAGAATGACAATTGCTCAATTGATGGAGACAATGTTTGGTAAGGTATGTACTGAGACTGGAAACTTGGGTGACGGGACACCTTATACACACTTGAAGATTGAAGATTTGAGGAAGCACATGATAGAGTTGGGTATGCATCCGTATGGTAATGAGATTCTGTATAATGGTCAGACTGGTGAGATGATGGAGGCAGAGATATTTATGGGACCAACATTTTACCAGAGATTGAAGCACATGGTGATTGACAAGACACATTCTCGTGCTAGAGGGCCAATAGTTTCACTGACTCGTCAGCCCTGTGAAGGTAGGGCAAGGGATGGTGGATTAAGAGTTGGAGAGATGGAGCGAGACTGCATGTTATCTCATGGAGCATCGATGTTTACAAAGGAAAGATTGATGGATGTAAGTGATCCATTCCAAACTGGATTCTGTAAGAACTGTGGTGTACTTGCTGTTGTGAATAGTGAAGCATCATTGTATGAGTGTGGGACATGTGGAGTACAGACTGAATTTGAGATGAAGACAATTCCTTACGCAATGAAACTATGGTGTCAAGAATTAGAGGCAATGCATATAGTTCCAAGATTGGTATTTGAATAATTAATCTAAATCACAAGTTTTAGGCTTTTGTAGGACACATGCATAAATACCATTATGCCATATTTTTTGTTCTGGTGATCCCCAGAGTGGGTGTGTATCATTATCTGTTGTTCGATGGTCAATTTCATGGAGGACTGTTAGTTTGAGTTCAGCTATAGCTGATTGTGTACCGTCACGAACTTGCTTCCAGTTCCAATCATCGCATACATAAATAAATGTATCATCCATTGCATCAATGAAGTGGGTTAGAGCTTTATGTTGGGATACCTCTGCATGGTCACCATCGTAGAGATAAATATTAAATTTGGGAAGTTTGGAAACATCGATAGTAAAGCAGTCTGCTTCAATAAACCTTGCATCATTGATCCCTTTGAATTTATTAAAATTTTGTATGAACTCCTTTTTGGGTCCATTAAATTCAGTCCAATTATCAACGCATACTACAGATGCTTGATTCTTAAACATAGCTGAGCATACCGAGGATCCTTTCCATGTCCCAATTTCAAAATACCTTGCATCAGGTATATTTAGTAAATTATTGTAGAAATGTCTTGTCCTACTGCCAGACATTCCTTCTAAAGCTAAGATATCTTGGTTGCAAGCGGATACATTTGCTTGTGCATTTGTGAAAGCTTTTTTAAGATGATCAATATAATTCATTTATAAAAAGAAAATATAGTATTAACCGGAAATAAACGATGGATTAATAAACATTTTTAATCCAGAGTGGAAAGATACATGCTCACATGTTGTTGAACCATCATACCTTCTTCCTTTTATTGAGTTTGATTTATAAAGTGCCATACATCCAAATGCAGATTGACATTCTATCCATTGATCACCGGTAATAACTTTTTGCTTAGAATATACATATTTCTCTGGGTCTGGGCCACTCCCAAAACTCAACTTTGAAGTAATCTTGTGTTGAGGTTTAAATGCCATTTGCCAACAGTCATACGTAACACCTAACGCAGGACAGCGCAGTGCCCAAATATCATAATACTTACCCCTGCGATTTGAAGCTACTGCATCCCAATCATCTCTTTTAAAACAAGCATTCAACTGCTGTTTGAATTCTGGTTCTATTGCTAAAGATTCATCTAAGTCAACAATTAAAGTATGTGGAAAATCTCCAAAATAATCTTGTAAAACATCCATGTATTTGTTTCTGCAAAATGCAATTCTACCTGTCCTAGAAGGATCTTGAAGATCACCAACAGCAATTACCTGCCTTCTATTATCTTCAGCTTCCCAGCTACGTAATGCCTCCAATGTACCATCTGTAGAGTTAGATTCGACAATAACACATTTGTAATCATCTACAGCATCAAAAATTATTTGTAATGATTTTGATGTTGAAGACCAACTACTTATTATATTTCTTGCTGTTCCAGCAACAAGAAGCTTCATTTAATATTTGTGGTCAAATTGTTTTTGTTTAAAAAGAGAGAAGCCATTTCTTTCTGGGATGTATAAAACTTCTTCCCAAGTTTTTGTTAGTTCCTCTCTAATTTTTTTGCATTTTGATACATTAACATCATCTAGTGCGATATATTTTGTGCATCTAGGTAATAGAATTTTGAATTCTGACCATGTAGTAAATTCACCACCATCTAGAAGCAGGAAATCTATTTCTTCTGGAAGTTGTGATAATACATTTGGTGAGTTTTTAACATTTTCCATATCTACTGAGTGCCACCTCTTAAATTCCGGATGTGAAAGCTCAGGAAAAATGCTTACATCAACATCCTCTACTTTTAGAATTGATCCGTGAAGAAACTTTACATTTGGAGTTATAAGATCCTTCAAGTTTTCCTGTGCGATAGTATGTTTATCTTTGTTTGACTCTAGAGTATAGAAGTTCGAGGTTAGATTTGATAGAAAGCAGCGTGTACTACCAAGTCCATTCCAGGTTCCTATTTCTACTATATTTTTGCAGCCTTTGCTATGTTCTACAAGTGCCTGTCCGACTGGTCCATCTAATGTAATTTGACCAGGTATTCTAAAGAAATCACGCTTGTCATTTGGGCACCACATTTATTAGTGACAGCCAATAAGAAAGTAGTAGTTTTTCCATATGGCTTGTATCTGGAACAAATGTATCAAGTAATGTTTGTGTTATATCGGACCAATCTTTAACTATTAGGACTGGCAACCCAGAGAATAATGTATCTAATGGAGATGTTTTGACAATAGGTATACAACCAAGGATAAGTGCCTCCCAAGTTCTATGACAGTCTAAACCGTTCCCGTGAGGTGAAATAACATATTTGTAGTTAATCATATTTCTCCAGCTCAGTACTCTCTTTAGTGTTCTTGGTTCATAGAATACAAGATTGCGTGGTATCTTTTTAATTGCATCAATCCTATCATTCCCATATCTTGTTGTTGTCAGGAAATGAAAATTAGCATAGCATTTATTTTGCTTTACTCCACCAATTGTAAGAAGATAATTAATATCAGCTATCTGAGAAGCTATTGTTTGCCTCTTACCCCAGTAGTAGTTACCTCTCTCTAACGTATGAAAATCTAACCCAATTGGTAGTTGCTTTAGTTTTTCTGATGGTTCTGTGCAGTTTTGTGAATACCAACATATGAGCAGTGGATGTGTAAGTATAGTTATTGCTTCATGTCTAACGTCATCTGGGACAGTAGTATCTGAATCACCAGAAACTAGAATAAATGGATGTTTGATGTTCGGTAAATAAAATTGTATAAAATTTGTCAGGGCTGTTGGGTGGACATACACAGATTCCCCTGCTTGTGGGAATGTTAAGGGAAGTGTACGAGATTCTGATTCTGGATTATCAATATGGTGATTGCATGCAAATAGAAACCCACGTGATGCAATCATTTGTCTTATAAAAAAAGCAACGTTTAAACAATAAATGTTACAAAAATACGGAATTGAATTTCTAGGAACATTGATATTATGCTACGTATTGCTTCATACGCATGAGAACCCATTTTTTGTTGGGTTCTCGCACACTGCTGCATTATTTATTGCTGCCGATAGGACATATGGTCACTTCAACCCATTATCAGTACTAATAATGTATGCTTTGGGAAGAGAGCAATTTAATGAATCTTTAATGCTATTAGGTGTACAGTTTTCTGCAGCTCTATGTATTGTATTAATAAATTTAAAGATATTTAACCTAGAGAAGTAAATGAGCCTACGAATTTATACTGCAAATCCTATGTTGAAAGGAATGTTAGAGAGTCAAATAATTAGACATAGAGATACTGATTCTGGATTTGACATACCAATGTTAGGAAAAGTTGTAGCATTAGATAACGGTGTAGTAACATTTGATACCGAGATAGTAGTTTCTGCAGGTGATAATAATGGGCCACTGCCTATTTTGTTGCTCCCTCGTTCATCTTTAGCTGATACTCCTTTTAGGTTAGCAAATTCTATTGGATTGATTGATATGGGATATCGTGGTAATGTGAAGGCAAAGGTAGATGTTATGGCATCTCCTTCAAACTATACTGTGTCGAATGGAGCAAGATATTTTCAGTTATGTAGGAATAACTTTATGCCTTGGAGTAGTGTAAAGCTGGTAGAGTTAGACCAACTATTAGTTGCACCTGATAACCGTGGTTCAGGGGGGTTTGGATCGACTAACTAGGTTTGATAAAGTAAAGTGATATTGAATCATGGATGATAGCGGCCCAGTAAGCGTAATATATGCTTACCTTTAGGCCGAATACCAGAAATAGGACCAAAACTAGAGAACGGATGAAAGTATTGAGAATGGGATTCGCCGTCGGGAACACGTCCATTTATTCTTTCAATTTTTTTTCTTGCTAAGAAGTATAAAAAATGGGTGGCGGTTTAATGCAACTTGTATCTTATGGTGCACAGGATATCTATATCTCCGGTAATCCCCAGATTACCTTTTGGAAGATCCTTTACAAGCGTCACACCAACTTCGCCATGGAGTCCATTGAGGTGACCTTTAACGGTCAGGCTGACTTCGGTAAGCGTGTGACTGCTGTGATCAATCGTAACGCTGACTTGATGTACAAGACTTACCTGGCAGTAGTGCTGCCCCAGGTGCAGCTGGGAGGTACTGGAGCTGCAACTTCCGGTGGTACTGGTAACAACTTGACTGCCTTTCGCTGGGTGAACTACATTGGTCACCGTTTGATTAAGCAGATTGAGCTGGAGATTGGTGGTCAGCGCATTGACCGCCAGTACGGTGACTGGATGCAGGTATGGACTCAGCTTGCAACTGAGCAGGGTAACGTGACTGCCCTGGACTACCTGCTAGGTAACACCCACGACCTAGTGCTGCTGAAGGAGCAGGGTGGTCTGGCTTTGGATGGCACTTGCTCTGGCTCTGAGACTACCCTGTCTTGCGTTGCCCGCGCTGGCTGCCCCATGAAGACTCTGTATGTGCCTCTGCAGTTCTGGTTCTGCCGCAACCCTGGTCTGGCTATCCCTCTGATTGCCCTGCAGTACCACGAGGTCCGCATTAACGTTGACTTCGACATCTGGGAGAACTGCGTGTACGGTGAGCGTGGTTCTGGTGTGCCTGCACGCCCTGATGCTCTGTCCCTGGCAGCTGCATCTATCTACATTGACTACGTGTACCTGGACACTGAGGAGCGCCGCCGATTCGCCCAGCAGAGCCACGAGTACCTGATCGAGCAGGTGCAGTACACTGGTGCTGAGTCTATTACCTCTTCTTCCAACAAGATCCAGCTGAACTTTAACCACCCCGTGAAGGAGCTGGTGTGGGTGGTGCAGCGTGACTCTTTCGTGGACTGCTCTTTCCAGAACTGGATTTCCTCCGTTGGTGGCCAGCAGCCCTTTAACTACTCCGATGACTTCTCCACTGAGGGTATCATCATGTCCCTACTGGGTAACGGCAGCACTGTAACTGCCCCTGCCGTCGGTATCACCCTGGGTACTGGTCCTTCTGGAAACTCCAACTTGATCTCTACCAGCACTGCAGCCTTCCCCGGTCAGGTCGCTTCTTCTGGCTTCCTTGGTCAGGAGTCCGACTTCGACACTGGTGTCAACTACCTGCTCGCCAAGGTTATCTTGGATTCCGGCGTGCGTTGCGAGGGCAAGAACCCCGTGGAGGTTGGCAAGCTGCAGCTCAACGGCCAGGACCGTTTCACGGAGCGCGAGGGTTCCTACTTCGACCGCGTGCAGCCCTACCAGCACCACAGCCGCACTCCCTCAACTGGTATCAACGTGTACTCCTTCGCTCTCCGCCCTGAGGAGCACCAGCCTTCTGGCAGCTGCAACTTCTCTCGTATTGACAAGGCTACTCTCCAGCTGTCCGTGTCCCTCAACACGGTGGTCGGTGCCCGCACTGCCCAGGTACGAGTGTATGCCCTGAACTACAACGTGCTGCGTGTGATGTCCGGTATGGGTGGCCTGGCATACTCCAACTAAACATAAGATACTAGAAATTAATATAGTATAGAAACTACAATAACCTACAATTGAGCCCTGCTACCAGAATTCAATTGTTAGTTAGTTTTTTAGCTTACATCAAATTTGAAGAAATATTCTTCAGTAGATTCTTTATTACATTATCCTTTGTATCTTGAATTTCCTTCTTAATTCTCTCCTCCTCTTGAATCTTGAGAGCCTCTAACTCAGATATGCTCTTATTTACAACGGCTTGTCTCTCTTCATATATATCATTTAACCGTTTGAGCTCCCTATTATGAAAATCTATGCGCTTCTTCTCCAAATCATTATTATCATCCTGAATGCTTTTTAGTAAAAATTCACGATTCTGTGCAACTGTTCTCTCGATTTCAGATTTATTATTTTTTAGTATTGTTTGGTACTCACCTTCATGTGTACTGATAATATCCTTCTTCTGTTTCTCATAAGCAGAAATTAGTGCTTGATTCTCATTCTCATAAAGAGTTGAAATCATTGCTCTTTCTTTCTCAAATTTAGCTTTCAAATCTAGCAATAGTTTTTCATATTGCCTTGTTTCATTACGATAGTTATTATCAAGTTCCTTACTCTTAAAAGCAGCTGCATCAGAAATCTCAAGCTCATTTTTAGCAATTTGCTTTTTCATATCATCTGCAAGTTGTCGCTTAACTTTCTCTAAATCGAATTCCATATCCTTTGCTTTCTTAACGAAATGAGCCTCCATTTCCTCATTTTTTTGTTTTATTTCTTGTTGGTATTTCTCTGCAAATTTAGCTTGTGTCTCCTTAATAATTTCATTTGTTTGAGTATCAATCAATACCTTTGCTTCAAACCTTTGTTGATCTTCGTAATCCTTTAGTGACTCATCTATAGCAGCAACTTTCGCCTGATATATGTGGTTGTATTTCCTGTAAAAGTTGCTGATCAATGCATTTTGAATTTCAAATATCTTTAGGGATGATCCAATAGAGAGGTAATCCCTTCGTTTCTGTAAATCTTTGAATGTATAATTTTCAAGTTCGGTAAGATCTGAAGTTAGAGAATCTACAAATGAGTTTCCATCAATGGGTTTTACTGGGATATTTTTATATGCATCATCCTCAAATGGGATGGAAAAAATCAATGAAAATTCATCGGAGTTAATGTAGTTATTTAGTCTATCTTCATCTACCTTTTTTAGGCAATAAGACCTTAATATTTTTGAAATATTTATTAATCTTTTTGTCTCATAAAGTCTTTTCAATAGGATATTGACTCCACCATACCAGCTTATACGTATATCAAATGTTGTCTCTGGTTTTTCAAGCATAACAATTCCTGAGTAGTCATGCATTACTTGTGGAAGTGGTTTTGCAACAATATCTAGTAGATTGGGTGGTGTCTCAATGCTTTCCTTGCCTATTTCTTTAGAGCAAAGTATGCCAATTTCCTTATGTGACAGCATAACCAGATTTAGGATATCATTACTGTTGAGAAAAACAACATCAAAAAGCAAAACATTTGTACTGGAAGTAGAAAACTTGTTAAATACTTCAGTGATACTAAGTCCATTCATCTTGTCGTAAACAACAACTGTTGCTTTAGGGTTATCAATTTCAATTTCTACTGGAGTAAACAATACAATATGAGGTATCTTATCATTTTCTAGATTTGCATTCAAAATGATATGTTGGTCATCTGTTAGAACTTCTGGAAGTAGTTGATATAGTGTAATAGGGAAGTTATTAGCTATTCTAGATACTGAGAAATCAGCAATGTCATCATAATCTAGATTATCAAGCAAGATTGTCTTTGGCTGTTTGTAACCTCTCCATTTCTCACAAAAATGCGTATAAATTTCGGAACAAATATGTATATCCATTACTAAATGAGCAGATATTCGAAAGTTAAAATATCACGCGCTACAATTAAGGATGATGATAGTTTTGATATTAATGAGATAGTTAAGAAAAACAATGAGAAGCACTTTATGCTTCGATTATCAAATCCTATAATCAATGCAAATGTATGTATATGTATGGTTTTTGAACATGATATTACGCATAATGTATTAAAAAATCTAAATGAATTTAGGGGATTATTTGCTGGATCTCATGTTGTATTTTGTGTTAGTGATTATGTGAAGACACCAATTATGGATGATCTAAACTTTACAAGTGTTTTCAAGTTAAAAACTCGTGAAACTGCACTGAAAA